GGGCAGGCGAAGGGCGACGTGTACGGGCGAGCGGGATCCTCTGCCGAGAGGATCGCGTTCCGCTCGACCGCGTGACGGATGCGGACGCCGCCTTCCATTGCTACCTCATGGGGTGAAGTGCGCCGACACGGAGAAGTCGACGTTGGTGTTGGTGCTGAACTTGACGCGGAGGTAGCGGTACGGCTGATCTGCCTGCAGCAGATAGGTCGTGGCTACTCCTGTCGTCACCGTGATCTGCGTCACCACGAAGGTCGAGGGTGTGGCGACCAGGGCGTAGGGGACGTTGTACCAGGTGACCCCGTCCACGGAGCCCTCCAGGTCCACCTTCGACGTGCAGGGTGCCGTGCCGATGACGCTCGTCAGAACGACCGCACCGGGACCGGCAAGGTAGCCACGGTCCAGCACGTCACTGTAGTAGGTGGTCTTGGAGTAGTAGCCCGCCGTCGTTGAGCCGGCCACGGTGGTCGGCACGGCGGAGGTGAGGACGCGGAACGAGGTTGTGCTAGGGACGGCGGTGACGACCTGGGCGCCGTTGAGGTCCGGGGTGGAGCCCGAGCCCGCGATGGTCACGGTATCGCCCACCCGCAGGCCATGCGGGCGACCGACGTTGATGAGCGGCGCGGTGGCCGGTGGGCCATCGGTCTTGGGGGTGGAGAGGATGGCGTACTGGTAGCCGCCGGCGGTTCCAGCCGCGATGGCATTCACCGGAACGGAGAAGGTGGTCGGGCTGAGGACGGTGACGACCTGTTGGGGGCTCGCGGTCAGCAGCGGATTAGAGTCGGTGCTGGCGGTGAAGAAGACCTTGTTGAGGGACGTGAGGTTGTGGGGCTGCAGGGTCGTGACCACCGTCGGATTGGCGATGCTGTTGGAGACGATGGCCGTTGCCCCGCCCGAATAGAGGTCGGCGCCGAGGTTGAATGCCGGGGAAGAGCGACCCGCGCCGTATACCTGCTGGAGGCCCATCAGCGGGCTCGCTTCTCGCCCGGCGCGGCGGTGGCCTGTTCGACAGGCGCCTCATCGTGCCTTGGGTGGCGCATCACGATCGGCCCGAAGAAGTCGGGCCACTTCTTGGGCTCAGGGTCATCCGCCCAATAGAGCTCCCCGACGGTAACGAAGACATCTTTGCCGTCGAGCCCGCCCCTGAAGGTGAAGAGAGCCCTGACCCGTTCGGGTTCCTTTGCCATGTGAACTCCCCTTTGGGGAGGTGGGCGGAACGGAGAGCCGCCCACGCCCCCCTGCATCGGCTTACTCGACGACCATGGTCCGTCCAGCGTCGACGTTCACGCGCCGGGCGGTGTTCCGCCAGTGCGCCAAAAGGCCGCGCTGGAGCATCGGCCGCGAACCCGCGGCATGCTCGGTGACGTTCTGAACGACTTCCATGTTCAGGCCGACCCGGTCCACGATGATGTAGGACTTCGGATCGCAGAACACGATGGGGTTGGTGTCCGGCGTGGTAACTGTGCCGGGGATGGTCGGGGCTTCCCAGACCGGGTAGCCGAGGAGCTGCAGGCCGGTATTCCCGGTTGCGTTCCTCTGCGGCGTCCCGACGGTTGCGAAGGGCTGACCGAACAGGACACCGGCAACCGTCTCGAGGCTCTGGACGTGGCGGATGCCCTGGCGGCTCATGAAGAAGGCCGCGTTGGCGCGGTGCCGGATCGGCAGGGCCGCCTCAAGGGCCAGGATGTCGGCGAGGATGATGGCCGCTGCACCGACCGTCTTGAGGGTGGTGTACTCGGCCAGGAGCGAGACGCCCCACGGGACCGTTGTGCCGGCGCCGGCCGAGAAGGAAGCCTCTTCGAGTGTGTCCTTGCTCTCCTGGATGAGGGTGGCAACCTCGGACATGATGTCCGGCCGGTCCTCGATGATCTCGAAGGAGAGGGTGACGAACGAGCTGGCCTTGAGGCAGTTGTAGGTCGGCTGCCCGAACGTGGGACCACCCTCGGCGGGAGCGATGGCCTCGCCCGCGTAGGCGGAAAGGACTTCGGTCGCCGTCAGGGCTTCCCACTTGTTCGAGCCGACGAGGTTGACCACGCGGCAGGCCGCGCGAAAGGGGTTGGTCGACGTGTGCGCCCCGATGCCGATGATGGTCGGGTCGAGAACCCATGGCGTGGCGTAGCCGCCGGTCGTGGTACCGCCCGTCGTCACCGCCGCGTACCGCTGCTCATCGTTGGTCAACGGCTGGCTGCTGAGGTACTTGTTGAAGATCCGCCGGTACACCGGGCTGCCGGTGTAGAGGAGCCGCGTAGCGAGTTCCTTGTTGGCGGAGTCCCCGTAGTCCAGCAGGCCCATGAGCTGAGAACGGGCTCCGTCCTGGTCGGCCTGGGGGTGTGGGATGGTGGCCTTCTCGACCACGCGCATCGCGTTGTCGCGGAGCTTCTGGTGGAACTCTTCGTCACTGCGAGAGTTCGACCGCATCCCCGCCACATCGTGGGGATCATCGACTGTCCTGATGATGTTGGGCGGGCTGAAAACAGGCTGGCCGCCGCCCTGGCGGTCGGCCATGGTCTGGATGTAGGCGAGGCGGCTGTCCCATGCCTCGATGTCCTTGAGCAGCTGATCGCGCTCGCTCACCCTAGCCTCCCACTCGGCTTGCTTGGCCGGCGGGAGCTGCCCGGGGGATTCGATGGCGAGCACATTGAGTTCGTCCCGGAGCTCGTGCTCCCGGGCGACCATCTCGTCTCTGTTCATGGATGCTGTCTCCTTGGATGTCTCGATTATCGAGATGATGGGGGCCACGCTGGGCGGCTCGACTGGCGGCTCATCGCGGCTCCCCTCGTCGGAGTGAGGCTCGGCCTCGGCTCCTTCGGGGAGTGCAGCCGGTTCGACGTAGTTGACGAGCTCGCGGAGGCGAGCAGGATCCGCGGTGAGGTTCTCAAGGGCGAACTCATCGGACATGCTGCGCAGGCCGACGGTGGCTCCGGCATAGGCGGGCCAGGTCACCACGCTGATCTCAAAGACCTGCGCTTCCTTGATGGTCCGCTCGGGGAGCTTGTTCGGGTTGTGCGGCCCGCCCTTGGGGCGCGGGTCCCAGTCCTCGTGGACGGAACGGAACGAGTGCGAGGTCCCGTACTGGCCTTTGCGGACGCCGTCGACAATCAAAGGCGGCAGGCCATCCAGCAGGGCCGCCCGGTAGCGCGGACCCACGGCATCCTCAGACAGGTCGCTCAGGGCCGCGATGGGCTTCGATCCCAGCTCGGGATCCTTGCCATGCTGGAAGAGAACACGGATACGGTCGCGGTTGTCGGCGAAGGTCTTTCGGAAGCTGCCCGCCATGAACCGTTCGAGGAAGTGACCTTCGGTCTTGGAGTCGATCTCGGCCCATTCCCCGGCCCGGGCAAGGCGACCGTCCAAGGTGCGGCCATCCTCGTGGAGTTCGGCCGGCGGCATGGCACGGATGCCGTCTCGGGGTGGCGGATTGGTCCGCTGCTCGCCCTCCGGCTCCTCGCTGGCCTCGTTGATGGTCAGCGCCGCCAGGCTGGCCGCGTTGATATTGAGCGCCGCCACCTGGGCATCGGCATCGTGCTTCGTCTCGTGGCAGCCGACCACCTCGCCGGTAGCCTCTACGACCACGGCGAAGCCACTGCACTCGGGGTTGTCGTCGACGATCATCCAGGGCATCAGTCGGCCCCCTTCTTCATGAGCGGCGCCAATGCTTCGGCCGCGGTGTTCTTGCCGTTGCCAGACGGCGTATTGGGCTTGGCAAACGGGAGCAGTTGCTCGGGGATTGCCCCCGGCTCTTCTTTCGGCTGCTCCTTGTTCGGCGGGTTGAGCTGGACGCTCAGGAGTCCGGTATGCGTCAGGCGCTTGAGGTCGCCACTCACGATGGCATCCACGACGGACTCGGCGTCATAGCCACCATCAGTCAGCGTGCGGATCGCCGTCGACTGGAGCGCTTGGACCTCGGCGGCATCCTTGATGTCATCCTTGAGCGCCGGCACGTCCCGGTCATCGAACCAGAGCTGGGCGTCGCCGGGAGTCGGGATGATCCGCTCCAGCGAGCCGCAGACGTTCCGCCACAGTGGGCGCATGGTGAGATCGGCGAACCGCCGCATGGACGAGGCGAAGTTCCCGGCGTTGAGCGACGAGCCCTGCAAGCCCTCCGACAACCCGACCACAACGGGCGGGACGCCGGCGGCGCTGGCGATGCGCGTCTCACCGGCCCCCATCACTGCCTTGTAATCGATGTCCTTGAGGCTCGATCCGACCACCTTGGCGTCAGCCCCGCCGCCGAGGTAGAGCGTCTTGTAGGCGTTGCGGATGCCGGTGTGATCCTGCTCAAAGACTTTGGTCCATTCCCGAAACTTGACCGGGTCGGGAATGTCGAGCGACACAACGAGGTTCGGTGTGGCTCCCTGCTCGAAGTAGCGCAGCTTGTGGCTCGTCATGGCCGAGTCACCCATAATCTCCCGCAGTACCGGGGTCAACCAGGACATCCCCCGATAGGAGGCGAGCGGATCGGGGATCGGCGCGAAGTGGGCAACCTGGTCCGCTCGGAGCGTCTCGGCCTCGCGCCCGAAGTAGCGCCCGCCGGGGTGGTAGACATACCCGACGATCTCTGCGTCCAGGTCCCCCGCCTCGACGTCCAGATTGTTGCTCTGCGATCCCATGACGATGGTCACCCAGTCCGGGCGCAGCCGAACCAGCCGCGCCGTCGGCCCCGCGCCGCGCCGGGTGATGAAGGCGTTACCCGACAGGTCGGCGTCGCTGATGAGGTACTTCAGCAGGTCGCCGGTCGTGCCCCCGGACCAGGGGCGCTCCAGCAGCCGCAGATCGGGATTGGCGAACAGATCACCCGGGCGCCCGCTGCGGAGGCGACGAAACTGGAACCGCGCTTCGGTGAACAGCATCATGCGAGCCAACATGCAGGCAAAGACGATGCCGTTGGACTGGTAGGCATAGGCCACCTGGCTGGGGAAGTCCTGCGGCATCTCTTCGACCTTGCCGCCGAGCGTCTGCTGGAGGCCGAACAGTGGATAGGGGTTCCCCGAGTAGTCATCAAGCCAGGAGCGCGAGGAGAAGCGCATCAGGGACTGCAGGCGGTTCATCGTTCAACCTCGATGGCCAGAGCGCCGAATACGGCGAGGCCCAGGCCGGCGACGATGAGCGCCGCAGGCGGGTAGATCAGGGCGACGCCGGCCGTGGTGATCGCCAGACCGCAGAGGATGAGGAGATCGGCAAGGCGTTTTCGTTTCATACCCAGGCCACCATCGGTTCGAACTCGGTCTTGGGTCTGTTGACACCGACGGCGATGGCGTCGTTACGGGCCTCCCACGAGAGGCTCCCCGCCACGGCCGCGTCGATCTTGAGCGGGCTGCCGGGGTGCTCCTTGCGGATGACCCATAGCGGGCGGTCATTGTCGTCGCGGAAGCCAAGGTAGTGACGGACGGCATTTCCGATGTGGGCGCCGAACGTCTCATCGCCCGAGTGTGATAGGTCGCCGGCCGTGACGGCCAGCTCATAGGCGGCCATGGCGAAAGCCATGGGGCGGAGCCGGTTGGTCCACCATTCCTCCACCCGTTCGCGGCCGAACTCCCCGGCCCACTTGGCGATCCACGACTCCCATTTGGGCGGGTCGGCGTACATGCGCCAGACGTCCCACCCGGTGAAGGCGGCATGCACCGCCAGGTCGACCTCCTCGACCGGCACCGGCCTGTCGGCCAGCGGTTGCCAGATGCCGAGCGGCCACTGGTAGCCGCTGGCGATCTCGGTCCCGATGAGGGCCGTAGCGTCATCGAAACGGGAACCGTCGAAGCCGAGGGTGATCGCGGCGCCCACGGGCACGATATGGTCGGGGTCGGCCAGTGCGTTCCACCGTTCGATGTCGAACGCCTTGCCAGCCCCGGCGACCAGGAGGTTCCCGTAGAAACGGGCGGCCTGGGCGGCGTCGCGCTCGACGAGATCGGCGGCCTCATTCTCGATCGCGTCGAGGTCGAGATGCCCGCCCGCCTCCCGGAGCACGTCGGGCGGGTAGACCAGGCGATGGATCTTCCGCCGTTCCTTGCGGTCGCCGTAGCTCAGGGTCTTCGGGGGTTGCACGAACTGGCGATAGACGTCCGCCGCCGGGGACTCGAACTGCTGCTGCGCCACCGAGTGCTCGGAGGGGTCCCAGGCGTTGGAGGTGAGCGACGCCCGGCCGCCCATGCCCGACAGACCGCGATACTGCGTGTCCGCGACCTTCGTCATCTTGTTCGAGACGGTCCAGATGCCGACCTCGTCCTGGGGCACGAAGGTGACGCGCTGACCGAGGCGCGACGGGGCGGACGAGGTGACGGTATCGATCCGTCCACCACCCGGAAGCCGGATGAACTCCTCGCCCGTCTTGGGGATGAGATCGTGCAGCGGCCCCTCGTCGATCATGGGCCGCAGCGCATCGTAGGTGTTCTCGGTGCTCTCCTCGGAGTAGGCCGTGATCTGGATCAGCGGCGTCGGCCAGGACATGCCCATCGGCTCGCCCGGTTCGTAGACGTACTCCCAGCCGCAGCGGCAGCCGTGATCCCGGCAGGCGTAGCCGTCGTCCTTGCCCGCCCACCCCGCGAACAGGGCGGGACCGGCGCCTTCGACGCAGACCTGGGACGCGATCAGCGGATTCTTGCCGACCTTCTGAGGGCCCACCAGGAGCCCGCGCCGATAGACGAAGGCGGGGCCGAGGATGGGGTTGACAGGATCGAACTCCACGTCACCCCGAACGAGGTAGAAGGCGCCGACGTACTCCAGCTGGAAGTCGTACAACCTGAACCCCTGACCCTTGCGGAAGCCGTCGGGAACGATGCAATGCGCCTCGATCCACTCGGGCACCACGGCCATGCTGCGGGGCTCACGGGCAGGCGGCTTCATCCGTTCCCCACGAGCCGCAGCCGGTCACGAGCGGATGCGGAGGCGACACCACGCTGGATCTGCGGCCGCGACACCTCGGCAGTGCCGCCGATGATCCAGCGATTCATTCGAAGGCCGCCGACGGACAGGCCGATCACGTCCATGAGCCGCACCACAAGAGAGCGTTCCGGTGCCGAGGCATCCGGCTGCTCAGCCGTGGCGAGGGCGCGAACGTAGAGGGCCACCTGCTCGACCATGCCGAGACGCTCCCACTCGACGGCCTGTGGCCGCTGCCACTCGCGGGTCCAGAGGATGCGCTCACGGCGAGAGATGTCGGAAAGTGGGAACTTGGGAGCCGGGCCCTGACGGCCCTCGGCCGGGAGATGCGTCCACGTCGCCTGGTCGGAGGGACGCTCACGACGGAGCGCGTTCGGATCGGGCGGGAGACCGCCACGGGCGCGAGCGCCGCCGCTGGTCATTCCAACCTGCCCGGGGTAGTTTGGGTCTGACCGACGGAATAAAGGGC